ACCGCCTAGTAGAGCCTTGTTCTCGGGTCTCTTCGGCATCTTTTTCGTCCTCCACTTCAGAGGTTTTTCTTTCCCGTGTCCGCGTAGCGATGCCGGACACACCGGTTGGCCCCTTCACTTCAGAACTCAACTCGTTAATGAACCTACTTACGAGTGGTGTCGTGGAGAGGCCTCGTCACACCAGTGGCTTCACAACGGTCAGCGAGCCCCCCTCACACACCGGGGGGAAACGCAGCTACACCACCATGGCCGCGGGGTCTGAAATGCCTGACCTCGTGCCCGTGGCTCGCTTGGATATCAGCGAGGTGCTGCCCGCTGCTGCTGCTTCTGATGCTTCTACAGCTGCTGTGACGACGTCCGACCAGACGACTGGCTCCGACCAGCCCCCTGATGGCCCGGGGGGAGCTGCTCTGCAGCAACACGCGCCGTGGCAGGGGTGGCCTCTGCGGCGTATGCTGGAAGGAGTAGGCGAGTTCGCTGCGACTCACATCGTACGCGACTTAGCCGACGACCACATTTCCGATCTCGAGCGCCGCGTCTTCACGGGGGACGTTTCGCGTCTCGGGTATCTAACCTCGCTGAGCAGGCTCGGATCTCACGAAGTACGCGCTTTCTGCTGCTTCAATCTGAGCGCGCTCGCTAGGCAAGCCCTCCGGGAGGAGTTGGCGCATCTGCGTGACGAGCAAACCTACTTTGGTATGTGGTTCTACAACGATACGCCCGCCACGATCCCCGGAAGTGAGCGCGTGGCCCGACTTTTCAACCTGTTTGTGCGGCAGGCGTCGGAGACCCACGCGTTCGATCAGACCGCAGTCCGTACGCTGCCGGCCTCTCATAAGGAGTGCGACCATCCGTTGTTCCGCACCCTGGCCGAGCAGTACGAGCCTCCCGCGCCGTCGGAGGCCGAACGTACGAGGAACGGGTCGACTCATCCCCACGCGGCCTCGGCCCGCAAGTGCCTGGTTACTCATCTACGTCATTACTTCGCTAGCCGTGGCTACGTCTTCTTTGACTACAGCCCGAGCGGGCATGCCAGGGACTCGCGCGCTACTACGGGACAGAGGCTGGTGCGAGATCTCAAGGACCTCTCGCACCCGGACCCCGCTGCCGAGCGGTCCTTCGCGCGGAATGAGATTATTTCGGTCATCGATCAGGACGTCTACGTCGAGAACTTCGAGTTTCTCCGTGGTCAGCCTTTCGTGGCCGTAACCCGTGAGTGGAGACAACTCGCGGGCCAGGAGATGGAGTGCGCGTACTGGTGCACCGCAGATAACCTAGATGCGGTGTATTGGTGCGAGCGCGTCGCCGGTGCAGACACGTTCACGCATCAGCGTCCATTCAACTACGAACGATCTGACGTCGTTTACATCAACCACCCCGGCCACACGGCCTTCACTGTCTACTCGCTAACGATCAAGTTCCAGCCCGGCACTCACGTCAAGATAGTGCTCGGGTGCCCGGTCGTCACTGTCCATGCGTCCAAGGTCGTGTGTGACATTTGGGCCGAGCACATGAACATGCCGGAACTTATGCTTCGTGCGACTCCGCTGGTGAAGCGGGACAATGTGAAGGTGGTCCGCGCGAAGGACGGTACTCGCTACCTTGTCGGCTCCTTCTGCACGGGTGCTGCTGACGCGTACAATTCCATCAAGTTCGTGTCAGACGTCAGTTCGAACTCGTCCGTTCAGCTCAAGGAAGAACAGTTCCACACATTCGCCCGGCTGGGGCAGACTCGTGGTGTGGGCTGGGGCATGAACGAAGCCAAGCGCGCGTTGCATCAGCTAGACATGTACAAGGAGCCTGGTCACGAGGCTCTCATCGTCGGCTTCTTCGGCATCGACGCGACGCTGTCAATCCGCGCCAACCTCCAGTACATCGCCAGCCCTGGGTCAACTGGCGAATCTGTGGCTGTACAGGAGAGTGAGGCGAAGGCCACGCAAGCAGCACCGGATCCTACGCGTGGCCTGTCTTGTGTTCGTGACACCACCACCGAACACGCTTTCAGCGCGTACTACAACGAGCGTTTCAAGAAGTTCAAGAACGAAACAGTGCCAGACGTGGGATTCCAAGGCCTGTGTACGTTCTTCATGGAGCGCTTCATTGACAATGTGGCTGCAGAAACCGGTAAGCAGCGCCACAGTCTCCGTCTGGAGAACGCCTCTGTGATGTACGAGTCTCGCACAGGTCGGCTCCAGCGTGCGCGCCAGGAACTCCACGCGACGTCGTATGCGGTACCGCTTCCAAGCAACACCTTTCTGAAGAAGGAGGTCAGCGCGGATTCGGGTTCGTCGCCGCGTGGTGTCACCTCCTTTCCTGAAGCACGGGCTATCTCGTCTGGCTTGCTCGGCCGGATGCTGAAGCAACTGTGCAAGGATTGCGAGTGGTACCAACCTTGCAACTCGCCCAAGCAAATCGCCGAAAGCCTTCAGTGGCTCGGGCGAATGGCGCAACTGGCGGAGTTCGCGGACCAGAGCGGTGGTAGCGTCAAGGGCACGCGTGTGATCGACTACACGAAGCTCGACGAGACGATTAGCGAGTATCTCTATGGGCTGTTCACGCAGTTCGTGCTCGCTTTCACCGCCAAGGAGGATGCAGCCGAGGTCAAGAAGATCCTCGACGAGTGCGTTTGCTTCAAATCGCTACTCGGTGCCTCAGCGTTCTTCACTGGTTACAAGAACAACAGTGGGTCAGGACTGACGACGGAGCTCAATACAATCATCAACGCTTTCATCGCCTACCTGTCTAACATCTTCGCCATCTCGATGCAAGCCGACTACAACAAGTCGATCGAGGAAGCGCCCAGCGACGAGGGGGAACGGGTGGATGCCTTTCCTTTTCCGGAGGAGCCCGTGCTCAACAAGGCCAAGATTCGCAAGGACCTTCGTGCCTTCCAGGACCGCCTCTTTCAAGAGCGTGCTGATGGCCAAACGCTTCATGCGGCGATTTTCGCCTGCCGCACCAGCGTCAAGCCTTTGCACGCCGACGGCACACTCAACCATTGGAGCATTCCGTATCTCGCCCTCGGCTGCCTTTTCGGCGACGACGGCGCGTTCGCCTCCTTGCCGTTGATTGCCGATGGGGTCTGGACAGCCGCGGCTTTCTTTGTGACCCGGGTGCTCGGGATGAAACTCAAGTGCGAGTGTCGCGCGCTCTGCATGGGGATGAACTTCCTCGCGCGCATCTACCCGAACATCTTGGTGTCGCTCACCTCTTATGCTGACGTGCGCCGTGCTATCTCCAAGCTTCGCATCGCGAAGCACGCGACTGGAGAAGGCGTGCTGAAGTACATGCTGAAAATGGAGGGGTATTTCACTACCGACTCACATGTGCCCTTTCTGCGGGAGTTTCTTCTCGTGGTGTCGAAGCGCATCTATGGCTACGACCTTGGCAAGCGCCGCTTCCAGCTCACGGAGGTGGCCGAAGACGGCAGCGTTCGCATGACGAAAGCCGGCGCCAAGCTCCACGCGCTCGATCGGGACACTTTCTACCGCATGGCTGCCGGACCCTACCCTTACGAGCCGTCTGATGACGCGCTCTTGATGGAGTCCGTTGCCGCTGAGCTCGGCTTCGACGGCGTCGCACACGCCCAGAGGTGGCTTGAAGCTTGGAAGGCCGCAGCCAACGAGTCGGAAGACCCTCGGAAAACTTGGGAGGAGCTGGAGAAGTTCCATTTCCCGGGTTGCGACTTCAATCCCGACGGTGACCCTGAGAACACCGTTCGGGTGGCTGGTCCGGCCGCTACCCTGCTGGACGTGCAACAGCGCGAGCGTGGCATCGGTCCGTCGGTTGACTTCGACGACCTTTGCGATGATTACGAAATCGCGCACATGTCGCACACGTTGGACCGCGTTTACATCGCGGCTCACTCCAGCGAGGGCAGCGGGCCCTCGTCGAGCGCGTGAGCGTTCGGCGCGGGCGTTGCCGTGTCTCCCCACAGGTTTATTTCCCCGACTTCTAGTCCTCTCTGGCATCTTCAGGGCGTCGGGGGGTGGTTCTGGGCCTGTGATACCGTTTGGTTTGCTGCCGGAATCGGTACACGGGGGTGAAGGGTCTGACCCGCCCGAAAGCTACTGGCTTGTGGTTTCCTTCTGGATTCCCGAAATACTGCGGATAGTGACTTGTTCGCGGAAAGATCATGTCTGACTCAACACCAGCCATGACGCCACAACAACTTGTGAACGCCGTGAGGTCGAAAGACCCCATGCGAGGCCTCTGTGCCTCCAAGCAGATTACTGACGAAGGCTGTGACTGGCTCAAGTTTGCACTCGACCCGTTCCATGACTTGCAACTGGACAACCTGAAGGGCTACCCAGATGTGAACACCGAACCAACGGTGATCGTCAAGGTGCGGCAGGCCATTGAGATTTCGGCACCCAAGGGCCTGCAGGATGGGAAGAACTGGGACTGTCACATCGCGCTGTCGCCCATTGACTGGGCGAAGCCCAATGGGCTAGTCGAGGGGACTACGAACACCCCTGTGGCATCTTGGCAGGGATACAACTGTCCCGCCTTGATCAAGCCGCAGGGTGCCCCCACGTTGGAGGAGCCCGCCGGTTTCATCGACTTTGTCGGTCCCGGCTACACTCCACCGAACTCGGCGCAACGAGCCGCCTGCGGGCGGGTCGACGGCCTTGTCATCAATTCTGTTCCCGCCGATGCTACTGCAGGAGCGGACATGACGTTCACACCCGGACACATGCCATACGAGGCGGAAGGAGGTTACCAGGTCCAGAACATCAACCTGGACAACTACCTGGACTTCGACAAGACCGACCTCGGCGTGTACAGAATCGTGTACTCGGGCTTTGAGGTGGTTAACACCACCGCGCAGATCCACAAGCAGGGTGCAGTGACGGTGTACGAGTATGGCCACTCTTACGAGATGAGCCAGCTGAGGGGCTACAGCGATGACATCCCCTCCGGAGTTCCTCCGACCGTCCCGTACCCTCTGATGGACTCCAAGGCGTCCAACACGTTCCGCTCTCCGCCTAACACGATCGCGGAGGCCAAGATCATGCCAGGGTCCCATACGTGGCCCGCGCAGGAGGGTTGCTACTGTACCGCCAAATTCCTGGGGGAAAACCCCTTCCAGGCGGCTACGATGCGCAACTACGTGATCCAGCAGAACAACCCGTCTGCCCCGAAGAGCTCCGGCTATAACCAGGCTTTTCAGAACGGGGAGCATACCATGGGCAGCATCGTTTCGACGGGCATTGTGGGCAACCATTTTCCCGTTCGCACGCCGCAGCCTGGCTCCCTGGGCTTACGTTCTGCATACTTGACTGCACCAGCCACACACTTCTCACACATGAGCACTGCGGGGGCCTACTTCACGGGCCTCTCGCCGGAAACCACGCTCTTTGTGACGTGGCGCGTCGGTCTGGAACGCCTCCCCGCGGCCAACAAGCCCACGTTCCTGGCACTCGCGCAGCCGAGCGCTACCTACGACCCGAACGCTCTGACTCTGTACAACCTGATTGCGAACCATCTCCCGCCAGGTTGCCCGCAGGGCTGGAACGACTTGGGTCGCTGGTTCAACACCATCGCCAACGTCGCCAAGACGGTCATCCCGGCTGCATTTCCACTGGTGCAGACCGCGCAGATGATCTTGAACGGTCTTGGAGCAGTCAACGCAGCGCGTGCGCTGCCGATGGCTGCGTCTGCGGCGAAGGCGGTGGCAGCAGCAGCCCGTGGCAACGCCACTGCTCGCCAAGTGCGTGCGGTGACAGCCATCCAGGGCGCCCAGCGCCGCCGCAAGGCTGGCACTGGTCAGAAACCGGCCGTTCAGAACTTCGGCGCCCCTGGTGCCCGCCGCGCACAGCGCGTCCAACAGTTTTCTCAAATGTCGGGCGCAGTCAAGTACGGCTACTGAGCAGGCCGGCAAGCAACGAGTTGACTACGTTTTACGTTGTTCTTGTCTAGCATCGCTTTCCCGAACGCCCTGTCGGTCAGGGGCAAAACATCGAGACAGAAATCACCACACCAAGGAGTGGGGCTGGTGCCCAATCCGCCATTCACGTGGCGGCACGCTTTTGAGTTCGATTCTCACCGGTTGTTCCCGGGCGTACTCCTGTTTGCAGCATTCCCTCTGCAACGAATACTGAAC